TGCCTATTCCACTTCTGCATAAGGAGTTCCGTATCTCGCGTAGGGATCTCGCTGCTGCTGCTCGTGGTGGATTTGGTATTTCGACCGCTACTGTTCAGAGTGCTGCCTACAAGGTTATGAATCTTGAGAACCAGTTAATTCTTAACGGTTTCGCTGCCGATGGAACTATCTATGACATCAAGGGTCTTTATCAGAGTGCAGGTAATTCTTACACTGGTTCTAAGGACTTTGGAACTGCCGGACAGCCGATTGAGGCGGTTGCAGGCGCTATTGATCTGATGCAGGCTGATAATATCACCGGCCCTTATAATATGGTTCTTAACCCCACTCAGTATATGGAACTTGCAACGTCTGTTCTTGGTTCTGGTGCAGGTGAGCGTGAAATGGCAATGATCAAGGAGATTCTTGAGGGTGGAAGTATTTTCTCTACGTCCTTCCAGGCTACTGGAACGGGTATGCTTCTCGCTGATGCTTCTGCCGGTTTCTTTGAAATGATTGTTGCACAGGACATGACCACCGAAACTGAAGTGCTCCAGAAGTCTAAGGATCTGTGGGGTAGAGTTTACGAGTGTGTGATTCCTGTTGTCTATGATGCAAATGCGATTTGTAAATTAACCACTATTTGAGGTTGGTGATTTACAATGTCTTGGAGTAATATTGCAGAACTGCGTGGATTGGTAGAGACTGAAATACCAGATTCTACCCTCCAAGATATTCTTGATATTGCACAGAGATATATTGAATCACGCATTGGCGTTCAATCAAACCCTTCATATGAAATCCAATCGGCTCATCTCTTTAAATCAGCCGCACTAACCTTAAAGCGAATGAAAACAAACGGCGAATTGCCGTATATGTCAAAGTTGGGGTCAGCCCAACAGTATAATGAGATTGATGAATTAATCAAAATGTATGAAGCAGAAACGTCAACATTAATTCGCAAATCAATATTCAGTGTTCAGAAAGCCTCAACTGGATTACCATATGTCCGTTCAAGATGTAATTATGTTGAGGATGAAGAAAATGGATAACACAGAAACATGCGAGTTACAGCATTGTCGTTTACGGACTGATATTTTATGTGAAGTTCAGCGTAGGGAAGAGAAGCAGGATGAGCGATTTCTTGCCCTTATTGAAGAATTAAGACAAGATTGGAAAGAAACAAAGAAGGAAGTAAGTTCAATAAAAGATACGATGATTACGGGTTTTATTACATTAATCATTACTATTATTGGTGTTTTCGCTACTTACATTCTTATGAATGTTATTGGGTTCATTTAAGGTGGTTTTATGCAACAGAGCGGGTTCAAAATGAATAATATACTGAAGAAATTAGGCGCTCTACATACTTTTCTTATTCAGGAATCTATAACTCCCGCCGACACTTTTTATCAAGAATCAACCACCGAATATAAAGAAGTAGAATATTGGGCTGTTGTTCTCCCTGCCCGCGCATATGATCTTCACTCTAATATTTTTGCCCGTCAAGATCGTTCTGGAATAGAACATTTTGGTATTATTAATATCTTTATTAGTATTACTGATGGCAACAATCTTGTAATTAATCGGGATTATTACACCGATTCTGTAGGGCGCTACAATATTGTTGGTAAGGAAATATACGGAACTTCCTATTATTTGCTTGAGGCACACCTGGAGACTACACTATGAGAACGGTGGTGTATGGTGTAGAAGAAACCAATGCTAAGTTAAGTCAAATTCTTGCTGTTGTGCAAGATAATGTGGATAATACGCTTGATCTTTTCAGTGGTGATATGACGAAAGAAATCAAGGATTCAGCCCCGTATGATACAGGACGTTATATGAGTTCTTGGTTCTACGAGCGTAAAGAATCATTGAAGTATGCAATTATAAGTCAAAATTCTTACGTGCCTTACAACACGGTTCTTGTGTTTGGCACAGAGAAATTCAAACCGATTGCCAATGAACCGAGATATAAATATCCTGATTCTGAACGTGGTATTATCCATGATATAAGACAGATTAAGTTTATTTATAGTATTAAACTTGGTCAATTAATTAAGCGTGTGAACTTAATAGGTGCAAACATATCATTAGCGGGGTTATAATGGATATAGATGGTGTTTTAAAGGAACTTGCAGATTTTATTGAAGAGAAAGTTCCAGAACTTGCAGATAAAGTTACTACCATTTATCCTGAAACAGAAAGATTCGCTCCTCCTACCGTTGTAATAGACATTGTAGCGGGGAGGGAAACCCTAATTGTTGATGGAACAAAGACACATGAATTAGTGCGTATTGCAATCGTCTCTGATAAGAAGAGTGAGATCAATCGCATTTTCAAATTAATTACAGATGCTTTTTTGGATTATGGACGGGAACTTGCATTATGTGCTTACGGTGGTGTAAGTTATATTTCTCCTGTTGCTCCTGCATTTGTAGAAAAGAATAGTGTTTTGAAACGCGAATTGGATATTGTTGTAATTGAATTTAGAAAGAGAGGTTGAATTTTATGGGACAGAACGCAGGTTATACTACAACTATTGAGTATATAAAAGAAACCAATTTTGGCACGTTACCTACTAATCCTGCAATGAAGTGGATTGGTATTGTTACCGATGCTAAGTTTACGGATAAACCGAAGTCGTTTTCCACGCGGTATTTTACGGATGCTGCCTACACTAATCCGAAGTCTGCTGCCTACAAGCACATTAAGACTGTGATGGATGCAGGTATTGAGATTGAGTATGTGCCACAGGATATTCTTGGTGGTTTCCTGGGTTATGCACTTGGTGGTGATACTTCTTGCACTGGTCTTGTAGATGGTATTAATTCCGTTACGATTGGTGCAATTATTACGGGTGGGACGAATAAGTATGTTGTCTATAAGGGTTGTGTCGTAGATGAGTTTACGCTCACCATTCCTGAAGATGATGTGCTGAAGTGTTCTGCTAAGTTTACTGCTGCTGATGCTGCCGCACCTTCTGCTACTAATTATAAGGGAACGGGTAGTAATGCAACGGAGAGCACCGATGCAATGCTTACGTGTGATGATATTAGTGCTATTAAGTTAAGTGTAGACAATGGTTCTACCTGGGCTGACGCTACTGATATTGTGCGTGAAATTGAGTTAACTATCTCGAATAAGAACGTTTATCTCAAGGATCTTGCATCTGCAAATAGCACCCACATTGCAGGTGTTGTGAATACAGGTAAGGACGTTAAACTTGGTCTTGAACTATATTACGACGATCTTAGCCTTTTGACACAGGTTCGGGCACTTACAAAGTGTGGATTTAAATTTATATGCGATGGCAAGACATTTACATTTACAGGTGTTCAGTTCCCTGAGTATCCTCTTGATGTTAAGCCCGACGAAGTTATTGGTGACAAGATTGAGTCGTTGCAGGTTACCGGGCTTACCATAGCCTAAATATTTTTTACTGATTATTATGGTTAACGTTATTATTAACAATGAAACTTATGAACTGACTGATGAACCTTACCACGGTATTGTGCGTAAGGTTCGGAAGATGCAGAAAGCAATGCTTATTGATCTTCTATCCAGGTTCAAGGATGAACTTGACGATAGTATGAAAATTGAAGATGCTCTTGCCATGATTGCAAACAAGCATCCTGACGAAATTATTGAATATTCAGAGCGTGAGGAAGATTTCATTATTGTTACTACGATTTCTCTCGCTACAAATAAGATGTGGAATATAGAGGACTTTGACACTGTTCCTATTGGGGAAATGGATAAGATTTTCCAACAGTGTAAGGATGTTCTTGGCGGCGATGTGAACCGTTTTTTCAGAGGTTACGCGACGAATACACAGGAAGCGCCGAAGGAACTCAAGTTGAAGAAGAAGTAGGACAACTTTCTTTTTCAAACAATAAAGTAGCAGAAGTGCGCAATAAACTCAAAGAACGTAAATACTTACGTAATCTTCTGGAAGAAGATACTTATTACAAAAAAATAGCACGATGGAAACATGCATTACGCAATGGTTCTGATGATGAAGATTTTGCAGACTTTGTTTTAATTGATGCTTTTGGATGGTCCTGGGATGAAGTAAATAATATTCCTGAACAAAAGTATCTTGCTATTTCTAAAATACTCTCTTTAAAGAACACTGAAGAAGCAAAACAGGCTAAACGACAGAAGCAGAAGAAAAGGTGATGATTGATGCAACTTGGAGATAATGACATTGTAATTTATGTTGGCGGTAATATTACTGACTTACAAAATAAGATGAGACAGGCACAAGGTATTACCGCCGCTACCAGTGCATCAATGGCTGGAACAATAGGACGTATGGGCGGTTCTATTGAAAGGACATTAAAAACCACAGGTAATACCATTGTTGGTGCTACTGGTGCTGCTTCTGTTG